GTTCTATTTTCTGAATAAGCGTTGCCTACTCTTTGACGCTAAGGTGGATTTTGACGCCTATATGCAATATATCGAATACGATAGAGACCCAAAAAAGAGGTTTTACCTGCCTAGACGAAAACAGATATTCCCGATTGTTCAAGCCCTACAGGATTTAGAAGATGACGCTTTGGACTTACTTACAATCTCAATGCCTCCCGGGGTGGGGAAAACGACATTAGGAATATTCTTTCTCACTTGGGTTATGGGGAAGTATCCGGGATCGTGTAATTTAGCTTCTGCTCATTCGAGTATGCTCACCAATAGTTTCTATGATGGGGTTCTCTCCATCATCACCGATCCCGAATATTTATGGGCTGATGTTTTTCCGGGGATTAGAATAGTCGGAACCAACTCAAAAGAAGGAACTGTCGATTTAGAGAAACGGAAACGATTCAAAACGTTAACCTGTCGTTCGATAGATGGGTCGCTCACCGGCGCCACCCGTTGTGAAAAGTATTTATACGCTGACGACTTGGTGAGTGGTATTGAGGAAGCTATGTCAAAAGATAGGCTGGATAAATTATGGGAGAAATACACTAACGATTTGAAATCGAGAAAGAAGCTGGGCTGTAAAGAAATCCACATTGCAACCCGCTGGTCGGTACATGATGTTATTGGTAGGTTAGAAAGACAGTACGAAGGTGACCCAAGAGCTAGGTTTTTGTCCTTCCCTGCTCTTGATGAAAATGACGAGAGTAATTTTGACTATATGTACGGAGTGGGGTTTAATACAAAATACTTTTGGGACATGAGAGATAGCTTAGATGATGTTTCTTGGAGATGTTTGTTCATGAACGAACCTATCGAACGTGAAGGGTTGCTATACCATGAAGATGATTTAAGAAGATACTTTGAACTGCCCCAAAGCGAACCAGACGCTATCATTGGTGTGTGCGATACAAAAGACAAAGGAAAAGACTACGCTTTCTTACCCGTAGCCTATGTATATGGAGAAGATTATTATATCGAGGATTGTATATGCGATAATGGGAATCCCGAAATAGTAGACGCTAGGTTAGTGGATATTTTACTAAGACACAAAGTGCAAATGTGTAGATTTGAAAGCAACTCGGCAGGTGGCAGGGTAGCTGAAAAAGTACAAAAAGAAATAAAGTCTAAAGGTGGAATAACCCATATTACTACCAAATACACCACTCAAAACAAGGAAACCAAGATAATAGTCAATTCCCCGTGGGTAAAAGAGCATTGTTTATTCAAACATTCGAGCGGCTATCAAAAATCAAGTGATTATGGCAGGATGATGAATCTATTATGTATGTGGACTATGTCGGGTAAAAACAAACACGACGACGTGCCAGACGGGATGGCTATGTTAGCCGAATATGCTCAATCGTTAGACGGGGCAAAGGTAGAAGTATTCAAAAGACCATTTTAACTATATGTAGTATATTTACCACTTGACACATACTATATATTGTGCTATGGTATATATGTAGAAAAGTATAAAAATTAGAGCGTAATCGCTTGGGTGCATTAGACACCGGAGAGACTACGCTTGTCTTATTTTTTGGGGGAGCTGTGATGATTGAAAGTATTTTCAACACGGTTAAGTCGTGAATTCGAGGAAGTTATTTTAGTCCCGATAGCGGACTCTCATGACTCAGACGCTTTCGCTGACGAGAAGTATGTTGAGGATAGGGTTAAGTTCATTAAGGAGACCCCGAACGCTTTTGCATTATTGAACGGTGATCTCATGAACATGGCAACTAAAAATTCTAAAAGCGACGTGTATGCTGATAAATATAGCCCCGATGAACAACTGGATCGCTGCATAGAACGGTACTATCCGATACGAGATAAGATTTTAGGCGTGAACGAAGGGAACCACGAACGACGAATATCGAGAGATACGGGCATTCAAGTAACAAAACGTTTCGCTAGAGAGTTGGGAATTGAAGATAGATATTCCCCTTCTGGCTTATACATCATTCTACGCTGTGGGCAAGTCAGGAACAAGCTTCGAGAAAGCAACGGTAGCGGAAGAATACGCCAAATATGCTACACGATTTATATGACCCACGGGGCAAGGAGTGGTAGAAAAGCTGGTAGCAAGGTAAACGCTCTTATTGAATTGTCGAACATAGTTGCCGCAGATGTATACATCCATTCGCATTCTCATCTAGGAGCGATTATACCCGGGGTAATGAATGTGCCGGATTTAAGAAATGACAAGATAAAAATTAACGATACCTTGTATGTAAATACAGCAGCATCACTGGATTACGGCGGATATGGCGAAATAGGAGAATATCAGCCTGTCAGCAAGAAATCCCCGATAATCTATCTGTGTGGAACGAAGAAATCAATGGATGCTGATTTAGGGGAAAGGATGAAGTGGTTTGATTGACAAAGTTGTATACGTCTGTCATGAGTTTGGGGGTAAAAAAGAGAACGCCGAGAAGGTAGCAAGACTCATTGAAATGTTTGTCAATGTTTATCCTAATATTTGTTTCGTGTCCCCGATTCATACGTTCGGTTACATATACGACTCGGTGGATTACGACAAAGGGGTGGAGTATTGCTTAACCCTCTTGGATATGTGCGACGAGATGTGGACTTTTGGAAGTAAGAGTATGAGCAGGGGTTGTCTGATTGAGAAACGTTACTGCGAACGATACAAGATACCAATAATTGAAAGGGGTGATTACGACGAGCGCTGGGATAAATAATATATTCATAGGGAGTAGGCAGTTCTTCGGTAGAAAAGTTATTTATTCGTCTGAGAGCGAAATAACAAGGGAGAACGTAGTAAAGGTTTTGAAAAAGGCGATGAGCGTTCATCTCATCAACAGTAGTGAGATAGATTACCTCTACCGTTATTACCGTGGTAACCAGCCTATTCTTCAACGTGTCAAGCAGGTTAGACCTGAGATAAACAACAAAATCGTCGAAAACCACGCCCTCGAGATTGTAGACTTCAAGAAAGGGTATGTGTTTGGTGAACCCATCCAATACGTTAGACGGGGTGAGAGTGAGGAAATATCTGAAAAAATCACTCAATTGAACGAATATATGTTTGCGGAAGATAAGGCCGCTAGGGACAAAGAGTTAGCCGAATGGTTTTATATCTGCGGAACATCGTATAGGATGGTACTTCCTGACGAGCAGGCAGGGGTTGACCCCGATGATAGCCCGTTCGAAATTGATACCCTTGACCCCAGATATGCTTTTGTGGTGTATAATAACGGATTCGGTAAGAAGCCTTTAATGGGAGTAAAGTATATTGAAACCGAAGAAAATCAGAGAATTTTCAGTGTATACACTAGAGATATGTACTATGAGATTATGGACGATAAGATTATAGACAGTAAACCTCATGTTTTAGGTGATATTCCCATAATCGAGTACCCTGCTAATAGTGCAAGGCTGGGAGCGTTCGAGGTTGTATTACCTTTGCTAGATTCACTCAATAACATTGTGTCTAATCGAATAGATGGGATAGAGCAATTTGTTCAAGCGTTTATGAAGTTTGTCAATTGTGATATAGACGAAGAACAGTTTACCGCCTTAAAAGAGATGGGCGCTTTGAAGATTAAGAGTGATTCTAATAACCCAGCAGATGTCGATATTGTATCGAAGGAACTCAATCAGTCGCAAGTTCAGGTGACAAAAGACGACCTCTACCAAATGGTTCTGATTATCTGCGGTATGCCCGATAGAAAAGGTGGAAACCGTTCAACGGGTGATACGGGGCAAGCTGTATTGTTACGAGACGGATGGAGTGCCGCCGAGGCTAGAGCTAAAGATACCGAACTGATGTTTAAAGCTTCTGAAAAGAGATTCCTTCGATTGGTGTTAAGAATAATGAAAGACACCGTAAAGTTTAATTTGAAGTTGAGTGAGATTGACATTAAGTTTACTCGCAATAAGACTGATAATTTATTGGTTAAGACACAAGGGTTACAGAATCAGCTAGAGGCCGGTATTCATCCGCAGGTGGCGATAGCTCACAGTGGGCTATATAGTGACCCCGAGCAAGTATATTTAGACTCACGGGAATACTTAGAGAAGTGGAAAACAGCTAAAGCAACATCTATACCGGGTAATAATAAACCCGACCCGGGAGGTGATGTTGATTGATTGTATTTAGATGTGAAAAGTGTGGTAAAAAGTTAGCAATGCTTAAGGGGACTGCGGAAATAAAATGCCCTCGTTGTAAAAAATTGAACAGAATCAACACAGAGCATCGTGAGAGTGCCAGTTGACCGTTAAACGGTCGGTTGGCACTTTTCTTCATTGCCGACAGAGAAGTCGATAAAACACATAAAAAGTGAGAGAACACTCTAAAACTCAAAATCAACGGTGAGAGAACACCTATAAAACGCAGGAGGTAATGAAATATGGATTTGAAAACGTTACTGGGTGATGCCTACAGGGAAAATATGACGATCGACGAAATTAACGAAGCGTTAAAAGGTATGAATTTGGTAGACCCTTCCACTTTACCTAAAAGCGTGAGTAAAGAGCTTTTCGACAAAACAGCTTCCGAGCTTGCGAAGGTTAAAAAGCAATTGAAAGAACTACAGGAAAAGTCAATGACGGACGAAGAGAAACTGCAAGCCGAATTAGAGAAGGCCGTAGAATCACAACGACAGTACATCAGAGAACTGGCGAAACTCCGAGCCAAAGAAATATTCGTAGAAGCTGGATTAACCGAATCCGATTATAGTTCCATTTTGGATGTGGTTGTTTCCGAAGATGAAGAAACGACTAAGGCTCGTGCTAAAAGCCTAGTTGACCTCATCTCTGCTCAAAAAGCAGCCGTAGAAAAGGCTGTAAAGGTTGAATTGCTAAAAGACACTCCGAAACCACCCGCAGGAGATGGGGGTAACACCGGTGGAGCTTTTGAGAAAGAGATTGAAGAAGCACGGGCAAACGGTGACATGGTTACCGTTGCTGCCTTGATAAGACAGCAAGCCATGAGTGAGAAGAAATAATTTTGTAAAGGAGAGATGATTTGTTATGGCAGATAATATTATCCAGAGCTTTGGAGTATTGAATTACTCTGGAATGCTCTTCAACAGAGGTAACACTAAGGTTCCATTCAGTACCCTTATTGCAAATAGGGCTAGGACTACCAATTCTGTAGAGTTTGTTACCGGATTGGAATATCGGACAGGGGGCGGCTCTCAGCCTGCGATTTCTGAAACCGATTCTCTGACGGCTCCCGATGCGACTTATATCACTCGTGAGCAGAAAACAAACGTAACTCAGATTTTCCAGGAGAGCGTTTATATCTCTTACGGTAAGGAATCCAATATGGGTACTCTTTCCGGCGTGAACATTGCAGGCCAAACCGCTAATCCCGCAAATGAACTCGACTTTCAGGTTGCTGCACGGATGGCAAAGATTGCAAGAGATATTGAATATACTTTCATCAATGGTGAGTACGTCAAAGCTGCCAGCGATACCACCGCTAATAAGACTCGTGGAATACTTACTGCAATCGAGTCGAATATCCTTGATCTGAACGGCGAAGCTCTTCGGGTATGGGACGTTGCCGAAGCAATGAAGCTGATTTACGACTCACAGGGTAGCACAAACGGACTTGTTCTGTGGGTAGACCCTGTGGCAATGTTCCAGTTGAACGCTGATGCTGAACAGAATGGTAACACCATCGTTCCGAGTGCAAGAAACGTAAATGGTCTTGCTATTTCTACGTTGCTTACTCCTCTTGGTGAAATTGGGTTGTATCTTGGTGAGTTCTTACCCGAAGGAACGGTTGGTATCTTCAATCCGGATGTAATTAGCCGTGTTGAGCAGCCTGTGCCTAACAAGGGTAACTTCTTCATGGAAGAGCTTGCTAAGACCGGAGCAGGAACTAAGTATCAGATTTTCGGTCAGCTTGGTCTTGACCACGGCCCCGAATGGATGCACGCAAAAATAACAGGCATTAGCACCGAGTTCGTTAAACCGAAACCGGGTAAGAAGATTTACGCTGTTGATGCTATTCCTACTGTTGGGGTTCTTCCCGAACTGGATAAGGTCGTTCTCAGTGGCACTCCTACTGTGGATGTTCCTACGGCTTTAACCATCACCTATAGGGGAACTCCTACCGATACTCCGACGCTGGTGTATCAGTGGAAGATTGCCAATAGCCCAAACGGAACTTACACCGCCATAACAGGGGCAACAGATGAAACCTATACTCCCATCGGGGATGATGTTGGTAAGTATATTAAGTGTGAAGTAACCGCCAGTGGTTCTGCAGTAGGTGTCAAATTGTCCAATGCTAAAAAGGTAGCTCCTATGCCTGTAGAAGTGTCTAGCTCAATTGAGGATGCAGATCCCACAAAGATTAATGTGGTACTAGACAAAGAAGTAACGGGTCTTGTGAAAGATAATTTTGCATTGATTAAAGGGGATGAAGCATACACTGATTTCACCGTGACTGAAACTAATTCAACTCATTATGTTTTAACGATGTCAGATGCAGCAGTAGAATCCGATGTGTTTACCCTTACGATTGAAAAAACAGGCTATGCATTTACTGGTACATCCGTTACAAACAATGTAACTGATTAAATCACAAAGGGGGCGGCGTGAGTGGCTGATATAAACCTTAAACTCGAACAGTTAAAAAGTTTGCTTGGTATAAGCGGAACGGATGAGGATGCGTTGCTACTCACGCTCCTATCCATCTCCGCACAAAAGATTCTCGAGCGGGTATATCCCTATAACCCAATGGTTACAGAGGTTCCAGCTCGTTATGAAACTAAACAGGTCGAAATAGCGGTCTACCTCTATAACAAAAGGGGCGCGGAGGGACAAATCTCTCATAATGAAAATGGTATAAATCGTACATACGAGAGTGCGGATGTACCGGAAAGCCTTATGAGAGGAATTACGCCGTATGTGGGGGTGTTTGGTCTTGCGAACACTTGAACGTAATAAACAGGTTATCTATTACGCCCTGTTTGATGGTAAAGAACCAGTTGTAGATGAATACGGCAATCAGACAGGCGAATATGAAATACTTTACACTCCCCCCACTTTACTTAAAATCAATGTGTCTGCCGCAAGAGGTGAGTATTCCACAAGGCAGTTCGGTGATACCGAGAAGTATGACAAGGTTTTAATGACAGATGACTTGAACGTACCAATTACTGAAACAAGCATCTTATGGATTGATTCGCTTGATACTACGAAACCTCATGATTATATAGTCAAAAAGGTCGCTAAGAGTCTGAATAGCGTATCAATTGCTGTGAGCAAGGTGAGTGTTAGTGCGTAAAATATCGTTTGGTCTATCTGTCAAAGAAATCAACCGTGCGATAAGAGAGATCGAAAAGTACAAAGCAGAATTGAATGCTAAAGTATCGAGGTTGATTGAAGCTCTTACCGATTATGGGGTTGAAGTTGCAAAAGCTCAAGTACGAGAACTTGGAGCATGGTACACAGGCGAACTTGAATCAAGCATAGAGGGTTATTTCAGCCCATCGGTGGGTGTAGGGATAATTAAAGCGGGGGCGCCTTATGCAGTTTATGTTGAATTCGGTACAGGGGTTGTAGGCTCGGGTTCCCCCCACCCCGCCCCCGCAGGATGGCAATATGATGTGAACGCTCATGGTGAAAGCGGTTGGTGGTATTACAACGATAGAGATGGAAAAATGCACTGGACGAAAGGAATGCCGAGCCGTCCTTTCATGTATAACACAGCACGGGAATTAGAGCAGGAATGTGTAAAAATCGCAAAGGAGGTATTCAGCCGTGATTGATATAGAGTCTAGAATCTTTGAAAGGTTGTCAACCGTGTTGAGAGCCAATTACAGTAAAATATCGGTTTACGGTGAGTACGTCAAGACCCCTGCTTCATTTCCTTGTGTGACAATAGAGGAAAAAGACAATTATGTTTTAGAACGAACTCAATCAAGCGAAGGGATTGAGAATCATGCGGGACTCATGTACGAGATAAACGTGTACTCCAACAAAAAGACCGGTAAGAAAAGTCAATGTAAAGACATCTTCTCTCTTATTGACAGAGAAATGCAGGACATGGGTTTTACACGAACTATGCTTAACCCAATTCCGGATATGGACGATGCCACCATTTATAGAATGGTCGGCAGATATAAGGCGGTCGTATCGACCAACAAAATAATTTATAGGAGGTAAATATTATGGCTATTAGTACCTATGGCGTAACCTTGAAATGGGGGGAGAGCCCCAACGAGCTGACAAAAGCAGTCGACATTAAAGATTTCCCAGACCTCGGTGGCGCTCCCGAGTTGCTTGAAACCACTACCCTTTCTGACCCAGCTCAGACGTATATCAACGGTATTCAGTCTATGAGTGCAATGGAGTTCACAGCGAATTATACCAAAGCTGATTACGAAGCTGTGCTAGCCGATGCGCATAAAGAACTGTATTACGCTCTTGAGTTCGGAACAGCCGGTTCAGAAGGTATTTTTGAATGGCAGGGCGAGCATGATGTTTGGGTTACGGGAGCCGGTGTAAACGCCGTTACTGAAATGAAAATCAGTATCGCACCGTCTACTAAACCTACTTTGAAATCGACGTTATGGGGGGATTAAACGATGGCTAAACAGATTACTTTTGAATTCGAAGGTAAGGAATATGTTCTTGAGTTTACAAGAAAGTCTATAGAAATGATGGAAAAACAGGGTTTCATAGCAAGTGAGATTGCGGAAAAACCGGTATCCACTCTTCCGACTTTGTTTGCAGGAGCATTCCTCGCCCACCATCGCTATGTAAAGCGTGAGGTGATTGACAAGATTTTCGACAAAATTACCAACAAGCAAGAATTGATCGGTAAGTTAGCTGAAATGTATAACGAACCGATCTTGGCTCTCATGGATGAACCCGACGAAGATGAGGGAAACGTGAATTGGGCGGCGAGCTGGTAAACTCAGCTCCCCCCCTTACTTATACCGAGCAATTTTACAAGCATTTTCCATTTTATTTGTCAATAGGCATGACCTACGACCAATATTGGAATGACGATTGTGAATTGGTTGTTTATTACCGTAAAGCTAATGAGTTGAAAAATGCTCGAAAGAATCAAGAATTATGGCTTCAAGGAATGTATATCTACGAAGCGTTATGTTGTGTGTCACCCGTATTACATGCTTTTGCAAAGAGTGGGACAAAGCCACAACCCTATCCAGACAAGCCTTATGCCATCTCAGATAAAGAAATCAAAGAGCGTAAGGAGGCTATAGAGAAAGAAAATCGTAAGAAAGCAATGGCAGTATTTATGGCATGGTCATCGCAACTGAATGTACCAGATAATGTTGAACGAGAGGAAGTGAGCGCAGATGTCCACCACGATTGATAGTTTACAAATAGAAATAACGCAAGACTCACAACAAGCTGTGAACGGCTTAGATGCGTTGACAGCTTCTCTCGGTAGGCTTAAGGCTGCGTCCAGAGGTGGAGTGGGTCTTACTGCCGTAAGCAATCAGCTCAAGAAATTAAACGATGCTGTGAATACGATGCAGAACCCCTCCGCTAAAATATCTCAGCTCGTTTCGGCGTTGAAACCATTGGAGTCCATAGGTAAGTCAAACCTTAACTCCACTATAAATTCACTGAAAAAGTTGCCGGAGATCACTAAGCAACTGGCCGCTATTGATATGAGTGCGTTTGCTACTCAGATAAATAGAGTTGTTATAGCGTTGAAGCCTTTGGCTGATGAAATGAATAAAGTTGCCGCCGGGTTTAGTGCATTTCCTTCCCGGATTCAAAGGCTTATTACACAGAACGAGAGATTATCTACATCTAATAAGAGGGTGGGTAAGTCTTTTGGTGTAATGGGTACGGGGATAAGCCAGTTGAAAGTAAAATTAGGAGTCCTCTATTTTGCATTGCGTAGAGTTGCTAGGCAAATGGCAGATTGGGTTGTAGAAAGTAACAACTATGTGGAAAATCTGAATTTGTTTAGAGTAACAATGCGGAGTGCGAGTGACGAAGCGTTAGATTTCGCAAATAAAGTATATGATGCTTTCGGGGTAGACCCTTCCGAATGGATCAGGTTCCAAGCCGTATTTCAGAACATGGCTACTGGTTTCGGTATAGCGGCAGACAAGGCAACAGTTATGTCCAGAAATCTAACACAGTTAGGTTATGATCTGGCTACCATTTTTAATGTTGATTATGAAGTGGCTATGCAGAAACTACAAAGCGCATTGGCCGGTCAACCTCGACCCATGAGGGAATGGGGATTCGATATGTCGGAAGCTACTTTGAAATTAGCCGCTCTTAGACACGGGATAGAAGAAAATGTCGAAACCATGACCCAATATGAAAAATCCCAAATACGATATCTACAACTAATGGAAACTGCAAAAAGGCAGGGTATTCTGGGGAACTTTGCAAGGGAGATTCATACTCCGGCTAATGCTATGAGGATTCTAAATCAACAGTTGCGATTGTTCAAGAGAGAACTAGGGAACATGATAATCCCCTTACTGATGAAGATTTTACCTTATCTACAGGCTGTTGTTAAATTGCTCACAGATATGGCCAGAACGTTAGCGTCATTCTTTGGGTTTGAATTGCCGGTAATAGACTATTCGGGACTGGGGGAACTACCTCCGCTATTGGACGAGACCGAGGACGGTTTTGAGGATGCTACTAACGCCGCTAAAAAGTTTAAAAATCTATTAATGGGTTTTGACGAGATAAACATACTACCTAAAGACACAGGGAGCAACGTGATAGGTGGGGGCGCTGGAATAGGTGGGGGGTTAGACATTGACCCCAGCATCTATGATTATGATTTTCTCGGTGGCGTTTCTAATAAAGTGAACGAAATAGTGGACGAGATATACAGGAAAGTCGAACCGTTTGTTAATTTTGTCAGAGAAAATTTCGATCACATAAAAGACGTCGTTGTAGCCGTGGGGATAGGTTTACTAAACTGGCAAATAGCGAAAGGGGTACTAAGTTTCTTCCAATGGATACAAAGGATTGGTACAGGGGGAAAAATCACCTTAGGGTTAACCTTAACGCTTACCGGTATAACATTAGGTGCTATTAGCATAGGCAACCTTGTAGCCGGCTCCGACGATGTAATAGACGCCATAAAAGCGGCTATTGGAGGCGCACTCGCTTTAGGTGGCTCACTGTTAGTGTTTGGAACTGGCCCATTGGGTTGGACGATAGGTGTTACTGCCGTTCTAACAATGACAATCGTCGGCTTTATCATAGGCACCAATAAACAGATAGATGCTCTTATCCAAGAGGCGATCGGTGATAACGGTGGAACATTGATAACTGAATTATCTAAAGCCTTTTCGAATCTCATGGAAGAGATCGGTAGAGGGTTTGACCCTATCATTGAGGGTGGAGAAAAGCTAAAAGAACATAAAGTCAATATTGACAGAGCTAAACAGTCTATCGAAACCTTGTTCAATGTT